TTCCGAAATAGGCAAAACGATATCAGAAGCAAAAGTAGGAATTATTTTTCACACAACATACACAGGTGAATCATTGGGAGAAATGAACGCCCAAGCAGGCGCAGATATATCTTCGTTCGTTAAAACAAACGATGTGTGGTATGACAACGCCACTTATAAAAATGTTTCGGGCTCGGCCACTTTTACAGCATCTGAATCTAAAAGTTTTGCCAGTGGTATCCAAACACTAAAAAAACTTTTGTCAAACATTCCACAAAATTTATCAGCCATGTTGTCAACCAACAAAGAGTTCGTTCCGATGTTCCAGATGTTTATAAACTCAGAAGTCAAACAAGGACGTTTGCCTGATAACGTCAATCAATTTCTAAAAGGTTTTCAAGAATTCTATATTGCAAGAATGAATCAACAAATGGCTGGACTAAAAGCACAAAAGGCCATTCAACTAAGACAACAAAAAATGAAACAGATGCCGGCATTTATGAACACAATAAAAAAACCATTACAGGCCATGCTGACTTTTTACAAACAAGTGCAAATACTAAAAGCAGAAGCACTCCAAAAAATGAACCAAGCCATGCAGGTTGGCACATTTGCTCAGACTGAGAATGGTTTGGAAGTCACAGACCCGGAAGGTTTTGTTGCTGTTGGATCAGACGGTGGTGCAGTCAAATTAGTGGACAGGCTCACATTCTCAAGAAGAAACTTGAGTGCCATCAAAAAATTTGATAAAACCCAATAAGGTTTTGTTTATTTCATTCTGTAGAGCAGACCTATTAAAAAAATGTTTTGAATTGTGGTCTCTGATAAGTGTTGACTCTTTGTATAACTCTTCGGCTTTCTGATCTTTCAAAAACTTACACAACTTAACAATGGCATCAATTCTTTTATCACTATCATTTTCCTTATCATAACTCTCGTCGAACAAGGTACTGAAAGTTTTAAATCCCATCTCATTTAACTCCTGTAGATAATTTGGTTTGCTGTGTACTATGAATATCTGTTTCATTAATATGGGTTTCCATATTTTTTCTGTTATGAATGTCTCACCAAAGTCGTGTGTTTCCGAAACTATATTGTAGGAAGAATGATTGTACGGAAGTTCATAGATGTCTCTATCTTTTCCGTACTTTGGATAATTGTTGACATCCACCCATGGTAATTCATATTTTGGATCTAAGTTTTTGTTTTCGCTAAGGAAACTGTACAAACTATCGGCCAATAATCCCTCTGACTGTAACTTTTTAAACAGTTTTATCCTGTGAGGTCTTTCCTGTTTGTTTAGATAAAAAAAATCAAATATTTTTTTTGAATGATCTATGTCAAATTTCTGATCTTTGTACCTTTCAAACATCATCCACCAAAACCAACTTGACCCCCCGGTCCAGTAGGTATATCTGTTTTCTTCTATGACGATTTTTCTTAATTGCTTTATGATTGTGTGCTTGGACTCCCAGGGATTTGAAATTATCATAACAAACTTGTTTTTGACAAGATATTCGATTCGGTTGTACAAATCTTTCCAATAAAAATCATTTTCCCATAATTTGTAGTTTCCCATTCGATGATCTATCACAGCAAACTTTCTTTTATACTTTTTTAAATCATAAGAGGGTATGGAGTACCAATCACCGGTGCATTCAAATGTTTGATCATTCAACGAATGCATATCGATAAAAGATTGTAACTGTTGATGGTTTCCGGTCTTGAGTATATCGGTTAATATTAAGTTGTGTTCCATTTTACGGTAAATATTTCTATGTTAATGCCCTTCATACAGTATGTATCTGAAGCAAGAGTGGTTCGAAGACAAAACGACCTACAACGCTTCACGTTCCAAGATATACAAGAGCGTATATATCTAACATTTTTGGGTTTGTCTCTACTAAAAAATATCAACAACGAAGGAAAACAGTGGGCAAAAATGTATGCTCAAAGCACACTGACTTATGGTGATTTTAAAATCGTGAGAACATCAGGAAACGATTTATACAATATGCTATCGGTCGTGGATGGTAAAGAAGACATAGTCAAAAAATTGAGAAATCCAAAACAGGCAGAGGCGTTGAGACAAAGGTCCACCTTGCCGACACTGGCTGTGAAACGTTACCTAAGGAAATTGTCTGATGATTATGACTTCCTCACAAAATTAGAAAACACACTCAACATCAGCAACGTCGAATACAAAAACCTACGTAGAAGCATCAGTGATTATTCAAATCTCAAAAAAACAGATAAGAACAATGTCAATCACAGAATGGCAAAACTATTACAAAATAAATTACACGCCACAGATATAACAAAAAAAATAAAACAACTGCTGGGACAATGAAACACATAGGTGCAATATTAGGTCCCCCGGAAAACTATTACAACAAAAAGTTTGCATGGATACCAACACGTTTAAAAAACGGATCGTATGTTTGGCTCACCGATTACATGGAAAAAGAAACCACCTGGCGTTGGTACAAAGGAGCACCCGTGCTATATAAAATCAATATCAGTATGCATGAAGCCATGCTGGAAGGATTGAAAGAAATAAATCATAAAAGATATCACACCAAGTCACATTATCAGGCATGGGAAGATGATTACATGGGCAGAGATTAAATGAAAAAAGCAAAATGTTTTAGATGTGCTTGTGATACACACTGTGGAAATGCTTGTGCCAACTGTGAGAATTGTGATCATTGCGACTGCTCCAACTGCCTTCAAAAAGATAATGTATATCCGACAGGCAAAGACTTTTGGGTGGCATACAATGGTCAACATACCCAACCCACATTCGTTAAGGATGCCGGTGATGGACAATCTGAACTGAGAAGAGAAGCCTACTCACACATCAAAAGTTGGAGAGGGTGCATAGACGCAGGAGCCAATGTGGGTATGTGGACACGAAACCTAATGAAAGATTTTGAGATAGTACACTGTTTTGAACCCAACCCGATATTTGTGGAATGTTGGAAAAAGAACATACCTCATGACCAAAATGCCATCTTGCATGAAGTTGGACTGGGAGATGTTGAGAGCACGGCCACCTTCCACGAACCACTACACCAAATGCTTGATCGTACTCCTGGTAGCATACACATCAAGACCCTGGACAGTTTTGAACTGACCAACATCGATTTCATAAAGATAGATGTGGACGGATACGAAGACCTGTTAATGAAAGGTGCTGTGGAAACTGTTGCCAACAACAGTCCTGTGATCAACATAGAAATGAAAAGAGCAAAAAGACCACACGTGGTGCGAGTAGCAGAAGATATATTGAAAAAACTGGGTTATAAAATTAAAAAACGTACCAGAAGTGATGAAGTTTGGTTAAAATCATTATAATACAGCATAAATTACCATAGTTTACCATAAATAATTGCAACGTGTCACCGGAGCGGTGACTCGCCATTAACGAAGAGAAAAAAGGAGAAAAACAATGGCAACGATATCAAGAAATATCAGCACGACTCCATTTGCAGTGGGAACTTATGTTCAAACTGGAAACGTTGGAGCATTCAAAGTAACGTGTCAAAACTCATCAGATGCGGCTCAGGATCTAAGAAACGAAACTGGCGCAAACGAAGTTATTCAGATGATTTTACACGCAACAAATGCCATCGGTTACACAATCGCAGATGCTAACACAGGCGTTATCTCATTATTAGTAGATAACTCTCAGTGGGACGCGGCTGGCTTACAGACTGCGATCAGAGGATTAGGATCTGTAACAGGTGACGACTCAACTTCAATCGACCTAACTGGTTCGGATGTGGTTGCGGCAACAACATTAACAGTAGCATAATACTGATAATAAATTAGGAGAAAAACAATGGCTGATTTAACATCATCTACAACAATAGCACCTAACTACGCAAAGTTAAATGTTGACACTAGCGGTTTAGGAGCAAAAACGTTAATCGTAACTATCGCGAAAGATTCTGGCGATGCAACTGAGGCTCAATTAAAATCTGTAATTAGAGCATTAGAAGTATCAGGTGGATCTGGAAATGGTTCAGACACTAACGGTCCTGACGCATTCGTGTGTGTTGGTCTTTCTGGAACAATCGGAACTGACCCAGTATACGCGGCATTCCAAGGTAATGGAACTATGGCGACTGCACCAGTAAGTGGTTACACAGTAACAACTGTTGCGACTTTCAACGTATAATAAATTCTGATTGTTAACACAATCATTATTTTGAAAGGGTGAGCATTTATTTGTTCACCCTTTCGTCTTTTGTAAATACCTTGTAAACATCATGCACAACTTTTGTATCATAACTTTGGTGGACATTGGTAATCCCGGGAACACAACATTACCTTTTCCCTTCACTTCCCCCACAGGAGTGTTGGTGGATAGCAAAAACACACTGGAAACTGTGAAATTGCAGAAAGCCAATTTCGTCACGGTGCAACAACTGATACAGTTGAGGGCCAACGTGGATTGGGACCACGATCCTGTAAAACAATCAGTTGATCTAAAGGAGTTCCATTTTGGATCTTTCTACAAAGAAGGCAAACAGAACATATGGTCCTTCACATGGAGAACTGAGCAGACTGGTGCTTACAGTGATGGCGATAACGGAGTGGCTGGATTAATAACAGATTTTGACCTGATACCAACACACGGCTTTTTACAGGAAACAGTCACATTTCCGGCCAATTGCTTCAACACGCAGGATACAAAATTTAAAAATACATACTTTATTGATATAGGCCCGACAGATAAATAATAGTATATTAGGCTCAAATAGGCAGATCAACTTCTCAAACAGGCAACAAAAACTGCATCCATATGGATGCGAAAAAGAGAACTATTATGAGTGATTTAGAAAAAACAAATTTGGAAGCACACGTGGACCTTTGCTCTGAGAGATACAAAGGCCTACACGATCGCCTGTCGTCAATTGAACTGGCATTGAAAAGAATCAACGACGACTTGTTGAACAATCACAAGAGTTCCAATAAAACTTTGATCATGACCGCGGGTACCGTGGTAGCAGGATTACTATCAACGATTGTTGTGATCCTGATGAAGATGCCCTCATAGAATTCAAACTTAAACTTTAAAAAATGTTCATACAATTATCTCGATATGCTCGAGTCTACATAACACAAAGACAAATTGCTTTTATAAAAAAATATAAAAGTAAATTACCAATCCTACAAAGCAACCTCGATGTGGAAGACATAGAAACTGCAAGGATATTGGCCAGCAAGGGTGCTCTGGTAAGAAAAAAACTTGTTGATGATACCCAATATGCATTAAATAGAAGCATACGTTTAGTTAAGTAGTATGAATTTCTATGGCAAAAAAAATTGTTGATAATAAAAATGAGATACTTGAGAGTCAAATAAAATCCTACAATCTCAAGAACAAATTAAATGAACTGGCCAAAAACGACGAAAAGCAAAGACCTTTTCGACATTTACCAAAACAGTTTTCCAAAGGTATCTTAATTGGTAATATCGCAATCGTCCCCAAGAAGATAGATCCAACCAGATATGTTTATGTGATAGCGGACATGACACAGGCAAAGATTTTGTATGACAGTATTTTCCTCAAACAGACTGCCATATTGGTTGCACATTATCTGGCAGATCAAAAAAACATACCTTCTCAAATATTAACATTGGATGAACAATTCGCATCAAAACTATTTGATATAAAGAACTTCAAGAGGTTCTATAAAATAGCAGTCAAAGAAACCGATGACGACAAGGAGTTTGTTTATTCTAACAAATTGATAGAGACCAACAGGCGAGCAGACGAGATAAAGTCAGAAATACATCAAATATTCGATCACACATTTAGGTTTTTAAATGATTATAAATAACAGTAAATATATATTATCATGGCTACTAAAGTAACATATACATTTATTATACCTGCTGGCAAGGTAAGATATTTCAAATCTAGTCCTCAACTAGAAGAGTTATGGCGAACCTATTCTTTAACAACCATAGACACAAAAGTCATAACAACAAAAGAAGTCACTAGCATGGATGGTGCAAACAAGCTCGTATTAACCACACACTGGCCAAACGATGCTGATTACAAAGATTTTGAGTCTAAAATCAGTAGTCATACTGACGCTATTAATGAGTACAATAGAATAAATAACATACAAGTAACAAGAGTTATTGAAAAACTTTAAATTTGGAGAAAAAAAATGGCGATAAGAACAACACAAACTTTTAATATACCAACAGGTTCTGTCCGTTTTTTCAAAACATATGCTCCTTTGAGAACTGAAATCATGAGAATGATGGAAGCAGGAGAGATAGAAACTGAAAAAACTGTGACTGCGAACGCAGATGGTTCACATGCATTAAAGATTGTAAACGTTTGGCCTAATCAAGCGGCATTAGATAAATTTGACGCATTCGTAGAAACAATAGCAGATCAGATAGATGCCTACAACGGTGAGCAAGGTATTACAAAATCTGAAAGAACAACAGAAACAGTTTAATAATGAAAGCATTAGATCTAACTAAGAAAGTAACCACAGAATCTTTATTGAAAGAATTTGAATCTAGATTCGGACAAACACTTGATCTTTCTGGGTTAAGCAAGATCCAATTGGAAAACATGGCCAACATGGTTAGAACTAAAATTCATACAATCACAGACAACACACATTTTGGCAGAGAGCTAAATGATGCAAATTATCAAAAACATCAAATGATGTTGGACGTGATAAATCAAGCAATCAAAGAAGTTGATGCAGGATTTACAAAAAAAGCATTAAGCGATCCCAAGACACAACAGATGATCAAGAAAATTGAAAGAACACCTCAACTGACCGACATAGAGAAAAAAGCAGTGGTGGGTGATCTATTAAGCAAAGAGTCTGTTCAAGAAGGTGTGGAGCAACAATCAGAATTGATCCTGGCCGCCAAAGACATGATGGACAAGGTAACAGGTTATCTAGAAGATCTGGCCACAATGAAAACTGAAAGTATGTTAGAACTGGCAGACAGAATCAGAGATGAGATGGGTGCCGACAAGGCAGATGCATTTATCTCAACTGTTCAACCAGCACTGGAAACAGCAGAATCCACATTGACACAAACAAGGCAAGACCTTGACAACGGTGTGAGAATTTTGACTGGTGAGGAAACTGCTTCGGAACCAATGGGTGCCGACGACACAGCAGAATTGGACACTGAATTGGATTCATTAGATTCAGAAACAGACGAGTTTGGAACCACAGATGCAGAAGCAGGTGGCACAGAACCAGAAGGCAGAGAACAAAGAGAATCGCGTGAAGTTTTTGAATCATCATCAAGAATATACGCAAAACTTGCCGGGAAGTAATCCCGATGAGATTCCGAGAATTTCAAGATCCCAAAACACAAGAATTGCAATCCGCAGTCATGAATACGTTGACCAACCTTAGAGGTTCAGCCGACGATGTTGATCAAACTTCGGAAATCAGTTTTGATGCCTTGGAGCAGATATTGAAAAACACAGGATATCCCATGTTCAACTATAATCTTTTCAAGTCCATGTACGACAGTTCCGATGTTTTAAAAAGTGTTGTTGATGATTTTGATCAAGAAAAAGTCATATTGAAAACTGAGAAACAAGCCGAAAAAGATCCAGAAATGGATTTTGACGACCAAGGGTCCACGGATAAAGTTAAGCAGATGGCCAAGTCTGCTATGAAACACAGACAATAATTCATAATCAGAATTTTATTGTAATATAATCTAATATACTATATAATTTTTACTGTATGAAAATACCAACAGAAACATTCAAAAGCAAAGGTATAGAATATATTCAACGTTTTGAATATAACGAACTCAGTCGAGCATCTCGTAACGGTAAACGTCATTACGAAACACCCGACGGAAGACAGGTGCCATCGGTCACAACTGTACTGAGCGCCACAAAGGATATGACACACCTACACGCCTGGCGTAAAAGGATTGGTGTGGAGAAGGCACAGCAGATCACGACAGAGAGTGCCAACATAGGAACAGTGATGCACCGTAGCCTAGAGAAGCACGTGAAAGGCGA